CAAGATTGAAAGCGTCTATGGCACAGACCCGACACCTGCCGGCACTGATGCGGTGTTGGTGCGCAACCTTGAGATCACGCCGATTGAAGCCGACACGATCAGCCGTGATCTGATCCGGCCGTATCTCGGCAATAGCGAGCAGATCCTGTCACAAACCCGCGTCGTGATCACGTTTGAAGCCGAGCTGGCCGGCTCTGGCTCTGCCGGCACTGCTACCAAGCTTGACTCGCTGCTGCGTGCTTGCGGGATGGATGACACCACAACTGCTGCAGCTGTCACTGGCACAGCACAGGCCGGGGCTGATGGAAGCATCACCCTGGCAGCTGGTGCCAGCGCCACTGATGATGCCTACAACGGCATGGTGATCAGCATTACCGGCGGCACGGGTGATGGCGAAAAAGGCGTGATTACGGATTACGTGGGCTCGACGAAGGTAGCGACGGTGCAGAAGAGCACCTCAACCTTTGAGCCTGACGGCACCAGTGCTTACAGCATCGAGGCGAACGTCAGCTACAAGCCCGTGAGCGATAGCTTTGAGAGTGCAACCATCTATTTCAACAACGATGGCGTGCTGCACAAAGCAACTGGTTGCCGTGGCACTTTCACGTTAAGCGCTGAGGTCGGCCAGATTCCGGCGATCAGCTTCACGATGACCGGGATCTACAACGCACCTACCGATACCTCGGCACCTGCTACCACCTACAGCGATCAGGCGACGCCGCTGCTGTTCAAAGCTGATAACACCACAGCCGTATCAGTGCTGGGTTACGACACGGCTTGTTTGATGTCTGCATCTTTTGACATCGCCAATGAGATTGTCTACCGAGAGCTGGTGGGCTGCACAAAGTCAGTGTTGATCACCAACCGAGAACCGGCTGGCGAGATGATGATTGAAGCGCCAACCATCGCAACAAAGGACTTCTTTACGATCGCCAACGCCGACACCACTGGTCTGGTGACGTTCCTGCATGGGACCACAGCAGGCAATCAGGTGACATTCCTTGCACCCATTGTGGACATCGGCAATCCGTCCTACTCTGACTCTGACGGCATTCAGATGTTGACTCTGCCCTATGTGGCGATCCCATCGTCTGCCGGCAACGATGAAGTCACCCTGACATTCTCCTGATATGGCCTTTGTCCTTAAGCAGTCGGATTCCTATCGCTGGCCTGTGAGCTTCAAGCTACCGACTGATGGCGGCAAACGTGAAAAGCAGTCGTTCGAGGCTGAGTTCAAGCGTCTGCCACAGTCTCGCATCACTCAAATACAAGCCGAGGTCCAGAAGCTCATGAAGGCCGTTGAGGCTGGTGAGCAGTGCGATGCCATTAGCGACATCAGCGTGGCCCAGGAGGTCCTCGTGGGCTGGTCTGGCGTGATTGACGAGGACGGTGAGGAGGTGCCTTTTACCAAGACCAGCCGTGATGCACTGCTCGACCTACCGACAGTCGCGGCTTCGATTATTCAGTGCTATTTCGAGTCTTTGGTTGATTCGAAAACAAAAAACTGATAGGCGCCGCTGAGTATTGGGCCGGCGGCGCTGTGATTGATGACACAGCAGAAGATGCCAGATTGATGGGCATTGAGCTTCCTGACGAGAAACGCGATAACGACTATGAGGTGTTGCCTGACGCATGGCCAGCGGTGAGCATGTTCCTGCGTGTGCAGACGCAGTGGCGTGTCGGGATGGGTGGTGTGATCGGCTTGGACTATGGCGCTGTGCGGTGGTTGTTTGAGCTTGAGCAGGTAAGTGAGCCAGCAGAGCTGCTGGATGATCTGCAGGTGATCGAGGCTAAAGTGGTGGAGATCCTGTCACAACGCGATGGCTGACGTCAAAACCAGCGTTGTCATACAGGCGAAGGTTGATGGCCTTTCCAGTGTGCAGGGCCTTGAGGGTGGCCTGAGCAAGCTTGGCAAGAGTGCAGACACGACAGGAGGCAAGTTTGCAAAGTTCAACGGCCTGCTGAAATCTTTTGGCGGTGTGATCGCTTCAGTTGGTATTGGTGCTTTAGTCACTCGGTTTGCTGAAGCTGGCGTCGAGGCTGACAGGACGGCAAAGCGAATTGACAATCTTGCGTCTCAGTTTGGAGAAACAGCAAGGGTTACTGAAATTGCTCGGAAAGCTGCAGGAACCTATGGCATATCACAAACGGATGCAGCTAATGCTGTCGCCGATCTCTATGCGCGCCTGCGACCAGTTGGAACATCGTTGAATCAAATTGAAACCGCGTTCATTGGAGTTAATAATGCGGCCGGGCTGATGGGCCTTACGGCAGAGCAAACTGATAATGTAATGTTGCAGCTCAGCCAAGCATTAGGCTCAGGAAAACTGCAGGGTGATGAGTTCCGCAGCGTAATGGAACAATTGCCAAGCATTGGTCAAGCCGTTGCGGAAGCTTTGAATACAGACGTGGGAAGCCTTAAGGCGCTTGCCTCTGAAGGCAAAATTACATCTGATATCCTGTTGCAAGCATTAGCAGATCTTGCCGAGAAAGAACCACCGCCCCCTGATGCTTACAAGCGCTATCAAGCAGCTGTTAAAGATTTAAGTACGGCAATTGGAACACAGCTATTGCCCGCATTAACTCCAATTGTTGATCTTACCGCAAAAATTATCGGCGTTTTTTCGCAATTGCCTGGACCTATTCAGACTGTGATTGTTGCTATCGGTGGCCTCGGTGCTGCTGCGGTAGTTCTTGCGCCATTGGTCACGGCATTTGGGGCGATTGGGCCAGTGATCGCAGGCATTGGGCCTTTGCTAGCTGGCTTGGTTCCCGCGATTACTGGGATTGTTTCTGCACTTAGCGGCATTCTTCCGGTATTGGCCGCTGTCTTTACCGGCCCTGTCGGATGGGTTGCGCTGCTAATTGGCGCTGGCGTTGCGATCTATGCCTTCCGCGATCAGATCGGTGCCGCACTAAAAGCGATTGGCGAGTTCTTCGTCGATGCGTTTAATGCGATTGGAGATCTGCTCAAAGCAGCGGCTCAAGCCTATATTGATTTCTACGTGAAGCCAGTTCTAGACTTTGCGAAAAAAGCGGTCGAAGGTATTCTGGATCTGTTTGGCAAGATACCAGAAGCCATTAAGGCGCCATTCATTGCCGCTGCCAATACGATTAAATCAATCTTCAAAAATATCCTTCAATTTCTTGTCGGTGCTTTAAACAGTTGGATTAGCAGCGTCAATTATGCGATCAGTCTTGCGAATCGCCTTCCTGGCGTTAGCATTCGCAACATTCCTACGGTATCAATGCCGAAATTTGCGGCTGGCGGTGTCGTAACAAATCCAACCGTTGCTCTGGTGGGCGAGAAGGAACGTGAATACATCATTCCAGAGAGTAAAATGGCCAGGGCTTCGGCCAACTATCTTTCAGGCATGAGAGGCGGCGCTGTCATCCCTGCATTCGCCAGTGGTGGTGTCGTGGGTGGTCGTGGTGGCATGGGCGCTGGCAACACTACAGTGCAGATCAACACCGGGCCAGTCTTGCAACAGGATGGTCAGCGCTATGTGACGATCAAAGATCTTGAGAATGCCCTGAAAGACTTTGGCACTGCTGTATTCAGCAATGCTCGGACACCGGGCGGCAGGCGTTATCAGGGGGTGCGTGCATGAGCAACAGAGCCCAGGCGCAATATCTCAGGATCTATGACGAGAGCATTACCTACGTGCGCTGGCAGCAGTATTACGTGAATCAAACGATCACGCTTGATACGGCATTGTGGACGTTCAATCCATTCAGCGCCGACGGGATTGTTGACAGCTCGGCTAGTGGTGGCAATTCGATCTCAGTTACGACACCGGCTACGACGTCAGCGGTGAATGCTTTCACTGCTGCTATGGACAACAATCGTCTCTGTGAAATCAAAATTTACGAGTTCGATAGCAGGCTAGGGAACACAGCCCCGCAATCAGGCCAGACGTTGATCGCGCAGTTTATTGGAGAGGTGACTAGCATTAATGGTAGCTTTACTGGCATTACCATCGAGCTTGGCGATAGCCTGTCACCAGTTGGCGCTCAGGTGCCACCGCGCAAGTTCACGAGCTATCTCATTGGGACACCGCTGCGCATATGAGCTTCAGATGGATCCTTGACCCATTGCGGCTACTGCCGTCGCAGAGCGGTCTAGTAGATCCTCCATTGCGTGAAGGTGCTGCCAATGGCGCCAGCAACCTTGATACACAGCAAGAGGCCATTACTATCGGAGAACCTGTCCCGATCGTGTTCTGTCGCCGTGTGGATGGCGTAGGCGGCGTTCTGGTGAGCCCAGGAGCGACTGAAGCGCGATATGAGAACGATGGCACAACCAATGAGCTGACCGTCAATCTGATGCTGGTGCTGAGCGAAGGTGAGTTGCCAACAATTCCCTATAAAGATGTCTTTCAGCGTGCTTGTCGCGTTGGTACCTGGGCGCAAACCTATGACAGAAAAGCCGGCACTTGGACCGCTGGCAATGCCATCACGGTAGTTTCAGGAAAAGAGTTTTGGAACTGCCCTTATTACTGCGGCACCTCTGGGCGTTACGAAAACATGACGACGCTCAGCTATACCAACACGCATGACGATGGCGACCCGACCTGGGATAAGCAGGTGTATGTGTTTGTGCGTGATGGCATGAAGGTCACGCGGATACTTGATGACACCGAAGGGCCATCAAACAACGTAGTAGATCTTGCGTTGTATCTGATCCGCGAGTCGAGTCGATTGTCGGAAAGTATGCTTGACCTTGACCAGATGGAAGAAGCAGCTAATTTCTGCGACGTCAACGGGTTCTTCTATAACGGCGTGTTCAAAGAATCGATCAACCTTGAAGAATGGCTAACGAGTATCGGCAACAGTTTTTTGTTAAGAAAAGGGAGTAAAAACGGAAAAATAGGTTTTAGACCACGGCTGCCGATAGCGGCTGATTACACAATCAGCACGGATCCTGTCAGCTTTGTTTTCACATTTACCGAAAACCATTTGTTGACGGATGGGTTTGAAATCAGTTACATCCCGCTTGCGGATCGCAAACCAATCTGCGCTCAGGTATTGTGGCGCCAACAACCTGATGATGACCTTGGCTTGATCCGCACGGTCGAGGTGCGCTATCAGGGCGAGGCTGTTGATGGCCCGTTTGAACAGTATGACCTGAGCGCATTTTGCGCATCAGAAAATCATGCGGTAAAGTTTGGCGCATATCAAATTGCCAAGCGTGCTCATATTAGTCACACGCTGCGAATCCAAATTAGTCCTGGCGTTTACAATGGAACGCTGGCTTTAGGCGACATCGTGCGCGTCAGACTGCGCCGTGAGACTGCTGTGGATCAGGTAAGTTATCATGACTATCTTTATGAAGTCGAGCGAATTGAGCGCACCTCTAGTGGTGTGAATGTGCTGGATTTGATGCACTTCCCAATCGATTCAACAGGCGCCAGCGTTATCGCAAAGGAAGTGGCCGCAGCGATTGGCCAGGGCGTGACCAAAACAACAGGCCGCACAGATTTTACTTGTGATGAGTCAGGGCGCAGCGAAGATGAAACGCCACTACCTGACGTGGGTGTCGATCCAACGCCTCAGATTGAGCAAAATGATGATGAAGTAACAATTAATCGTGCTGATGACGTTATTTACAATCTTGTACTCGACGACGATGTTGGCACTGGAGATGGCGTCTATACCATTACAGGCACTGATCCCGATGGCAATGTTTCTCCTTTAGGAGATTTTGGTGTCGATTTTGGTGAATTAGGTTCTGCCATTATCTCTTTCCCTGCAGAGCCCGGTTTAAGTATTGGCATGATCGGACCTGATGGGCAAGCCGTCGATTCAGGTTTTTATTCAGTTGACGAATCTAGAAGTAGTGGCAACGATGGCGGGATGCCTCCAACGCCACCCGACAATCCCGAGGATCCGCTTGATAATCCTGTTGATGTTGATGACGTGATTGAAGATGATCGCGCATCGCCTACTGACCCATTGACGACTAGCGAGACGCTGACTTTGCCTGAATCTGCTGTGCCTTGCGAGAATGGTGAGGCGTGCTGGTATCGCAGGAACAAAAACACTGGCATTCGCACGCTCATTAACTGTGTGCCGCTTGTGGGCGGTGAGTTCACGCTTTCAATCACGACTGATGAGATTGATTACATTATCGAAGCCGAAGGGCAATGCCCTGACAGTGAGCCATTCCCGATTGACGAAACCGAAGCTGTGATTCCTGATACTAGTCAATATGCTTATGCACGCTGGACTGGCACTATTTACGATGGCTTAGCTGATACGACAACAACATATACATCAAGCTGGCAATCAATATCTGCTGGAGAATATTTAACCATTGGTCCGGCACATCAGACATATGCTACTAGTATTTGCGAAGCAATTGAGGAGGACACATTTGCGGGCATATGGGAATTGCCGCCTATCGGACCGATTCCTTGGCGTGCAACTGTTAGAGCAATTGACAATTCAGTAGGTTATGGCGGCTTCGACAAAGTTATGGGAGGCTTAGGCAAAAACGGAAACACAAGAACCCATTGCAATTATACCAACTTCAACACTTCTATGCCGCACGTCAGAATGCCAAGCACTGGTGCGACTGGGGTTGTCTACACAATCAGTGGTGCATGGCAGTTCAGCAACGATCAATCAACTATTGAGCTTGAATGGCCTGGTGATACTGATTCAATCGGACCGGCTGCACCATAATGGCCACCTTTCCTGCGCTCACGCCTAGCACTCGCACCTACACGCCGGGAGCGTATGCGCATACCATTGCGCAGACGTTAGACGGCGACACCCGTAGCGTGCGGCATAGCAATGGCGAAATCGGCAACAGGCTGCGGATGGGTTTTGTTGACATAACACGAGCTGAGCACTTCAGTCTTGTCAGTCATTTTGCACTACATGGAACCTTTGAAACATTTGATCTTGCAGCAGCAACGATCGTGGCTGCAGGTATAACAGTGCCGTCCGGCTATCTCTGGCGTTACGCTGTCTCACCTGATATTGAAGAAATCTGCGGCAGAATCGACGTGACGGTTGAGCTTGAGCTGTTGCCGCCGTATCTGATCTGATCATGTCG